ATCAACGAAGTAAATGCTATTTTATTGGCATTGGCAAAACTGCCATACGAAACCGTAGCACCGCTGATTGAAAAAATTCGTGGTCAGAGCCTGCCTCAGGTCCCAGAAGAAGATCGCAATGATGCAGATCGTGAAAAACTTCAGGCCGATTTGCTCAAAGCAGTAAACGACGCTGATACAGAAACACCAGAAGCACTATAAATATCAGGTCCTGGGACGGACCTTAAACAGCCTGGTTATGCCTTAGGGGTAACCATTTTATAAAACTCGCTTAACAAGGAGAACAATATGTCTTTACAAGACGCTTTTGTATTTGGCCCTGGTTTCAGGGACTTTGATAAATTTTTTGTTGGATTTGACGAACACTTTGATCATTTAAATCAAGTAGCCGAAGCAGTATCACGCAACACCTCAGGCTATCCACCCTACAATATCACCAAGCTCAGCAGCATCAACTATGCCATTGAACTGGCCGTAGCTGGTTTTGACGAAGCTGAAATTGATATTGAATATGCCGAAAACAAACTCACAGTCTCAGGTAACAAAACACCTGTAGAAGATTCTGAATTTGTACACCGAGGCATTGCTACCCGAGACTTTACTCGCACTTTTGGACTCAATGATGATGTCATTGTCACTGGCGCTAATCTAAAAAACGGATTATTGACCATTGCACTGGAACGCATCATACCCGAGGCTAAAAAACCCAGAAAGATTGCCATTGGATCAGTATCGGCCGTCAGCACTGGCATTGACCGAGTACAGGAATTACTGGTAGAGAAAGAAAAACTTAAAGACTAAACATAATTAATCGGGGGCTTCGGCCCCCACTTTTGGAGTTATTATGAACGTAAAATTGATGCGCCTTAGCACAGGCGAAGACTTAATTGGTGATGTAATAGAACACAGTGGTGATACAGTTACCATTGAAAATCCCTGTATTGTTTATCTAAGTCAAAATCCTAATGGCGGTCCAGCCAACCTGGGCATGACTCGTTGGATGCCCTATGCAGAAAACAAAGAGTTTGTACTTGATAACAAATACATTGTTACCTATGCCAATCCAGTTGAAGAACTATCCAAACAGTATGATCAGGTGTTTGGTTCTGGTCTTATTACACCGCCAAAAACAATTCAGCTAGCAAAATAGTGCTTGACAGTTAGCTAAAAATCCCTTATAATTGTATAATGGAAATGTGGCCGAGTGGTCGAAGGCACTTCACTGCTAACGAAGCAAACCGAAAGGTTTCGAGAGTTCGAATCTCTCCATTTCCGCCATTTACTGGGCCTATAGCTCAGTTGGTTAGAGCAGAGGACTCATAATCCTTTGGCCCCTGGTTCGAGTCCAGGTGGGCCCACCAATGTAATTTTAGAAAGTATATTATGACAAAAGATGAATTTAATGCATTAGTTGCCAAGGGTAAACATACCGAAGCCGTGGTGAAATCCTGGCTACCGAAATTTTTTAATCTTAAAAAACTAAATAGAATCATCGAAGACATCAGTGGTGTATATCGAGATGCTGACAATGATCAGGTTCCAGATCTAAAAATCATTGATCCTGATACTGGTGATTATTACTTTATTGAATGCAAAAGCAGAAACATGTATCCAGTAAATGGCAAATTAACTTTTGGATTCAGCGAAAGATTTCATACCAGTTATCTAAACCAAAATAAAAAACATGGCTGTCCAGTAATGGTGGCATTTCATGATGCCAAACGTGATCCAGATCATGTATATCTGCTGGATCTGTTAAAAACACCGCATGACGATACGCAGTATTATGACAACAAGTATGGTAAAGGCCTAGCCTATAAATGGTGGCCTAAATCCTTGAAGAAATTTCCCATATAAATATAGGACTATGGCACAAAAAATATTTAAAAAACCCAATAAGAATAACCTGGATGGTTCAACAGTCCATGTAGGTGATGCACCTTTTGATGTTGCATTTCGTAAATTCAAACGCAAAATTGAAGCTAGTAATCTGCTGCGTGAACTACAGTTGCGCGAACATTATGTCAAGCCCACGACCTCTCGCAAGCAAAAGAAGGCAGCTGCCGTCAAACGCTGGGAACGTGAAGTAAGCAAAAACAAACTTCCACCGAAATTATACTAATATGACTACAAAAAACGATATCACCGGCGATCTTATCAAGAGTAAACCTGCATCAGATCAGTTTGATCGTAACTTTGATCAGATTGACTGGAGTGTTAAAATGGAAAAGCTCGAAGAAGTTATCAAAGACCATGGTGAGTTACTAAAAAAATTAAAAGATTGACAGCAACACCATAGTATCATATAATATTATTTTAACATGGAGAATTTGAATGAAATACTATGATCATGTAATGCTAGGTGAACCCAAAGAAGCACCCCGAGTAGATGTACAACGAGCAGTTCGAATGTTTGGCCAGGAACAGTATAAATTGATTCTGGTGGCAGCAGCTCGGGCTCGCGACATAGAACGCAAATACACCATTGCCTGCAAGGCAGCTGGTAAAATTCTCCCACAGACCTACAAACCCATCAATGCTGCGCTCAAAGAAATCATTGATGGCGAACTAACACCCGAAGGAATCAAATAATGGCAGCAGCTGGACCAAAAGTACACAAAAGTAAACGTCATAACAATCCCATGACATACAAGAGTGGTAAACCCCGTCTTCGTACACTTAATATAGATCAATTAACTACCCTGGTGGCCAAGACAGCAGTAAAGAAAGAAAAATCTAAAATTCAAAGAGAAATCTCCAGGAGAGTATAATGGCAACACATGACCAGATCGTAGAACAAGTAGCAGTATATGTAGCAGAAAATGACAAGTTTGAAACCAAAGGCGTAAAAGCGTCGGCAGCTCGTGCTCGCAAAGCACTGGGCGAAATTGGCAAACTGGTCCGAGCTCGTCGCAAAGAAATTCAGGAAAAGAAAACAGCAGGCACTGCTTAATGGAACAGGCCCAGGTGGCGAAATTGGTAGACGCACCAGTTTCAGGTACTGGCGACGCAAGTCATGGAGGTTCGAGTCCTCTCTTGGGCACCAAAACTCACGAAGCGCTGATCATTGCCGCAGAAGAATGTGCTGAGGTAACTCAGCAGATCTGCAAGATCATACGCTTTGGGCTGGATACTCCGTATTTAACTGCGGGTGACGGAACAACCAATCGTGAACAGCTGGAAAAAGAAGTTGGCGATCTAATTTGCATGATAGACATCCTGTTTGAACAGGGCATCATAGATAGTAATAATGTGACCCGAGCCGAGATAGTTAAACGAGAAAAATTAGCAAAATGGAGTCGACTCTTTGAGTAAAGATCAAAAATTTAAATGGATCATGAGCCTGACGTTTCTGGGCAGCGCTGTACTCCTGAGCAGTAATTTTGAATACAGCCGCATAGGATTCCTGACCTTCTTTGCAGGACATCTCATGGGGCTGTATGTATTTCGACGTGATCCGGCCATGCTCTGGCACAACATCATATTTAGTTTCATAGACCTCTGGGGCATCTATCGCTGGTGGTTATGCTGATATAAATAGCATATGGACCAGATAACCATAGAGCAGTCTGCAGCAGATAAAATTACAGAGTTGTTGGCCGAGGAAAACAATCCTGAATTGAAACTTCGCATGTTTGTACAGGGCGGAGGATGCAGTGGTTTTCAGTATGGCTTTACCTTTGACGAACTACAGAATGACGATGATTTCGTCATAGAACAACTGGGCGTGACAGTACTGGTAGATGCCCTGAGCATGCAGTATGTACAGGGGTCAGTGGTAGCCTATACCAAAAGTCTCATGGGCGAACAATTCGAAATAAAAAATCCTCAGGCCACCAGCAAGTGTGGATGTGGATCATCATTCGGAGCATAACATGGCATATTCAGACAAAGTACTGGACCATTATGAAAATCCCCGCAATGTAGGCGTACTGGATAAAACCAGTCCGGACGTGGGCACGGGCCTGGTTGGCGCTCCGGCCTGTGGTGATGTAATGAAACTTCAGATTGAAGTGCATGGAGGAGTCATAACAGATGCAAAATTTAAGACCTATGGTTGTGGGTCTGCTATTGCTAGTTCTAGTCTTGTCACCGAGTGGCTCAAGGGCAAGACGCTGGCTCAGGCACAGACCATTAAGAACTCTGATATCGCAATTGAACTTGCACTACCCCCAGTCAAAATACACTGCTCAGTACTGGCAGAAGATGCCATCAAGTCAGCCATAGAAGATTATACCAACAAGCAATAATATACTATGAAAAAAATATTACTTAGCCCCTGGTTGGCCCTGCTGACCCTGAGCTTAATCATAGGTATCAGAGCCACAGACCCAGAATTTGTACAGTCAGTTAGGCTCAGATACTTTGATACACTGATAACAAGTAAACCCGTGGTACAATCTAAACGAGTCCATGTCGTTAATATTGATGATGCTGCACTTGAAAGACTTGGGCAATTTCCGTTTCCAAGGAGTCAATATGCAAACATTATTGAAGATCTTTACGCTCGTGATGCTGGCCTTGTCGTGTTTAATATCTTTATGCCTGATCCTGATAGGTTTGGAAAGGATGCTGGCCTGGCTGATACCTTCCATAGACATCCTGTGGTATTACCACAAGTCGCCGTCCCGGATAAACAACTGTCATTAGCATTCAGGCCTGGTGTTAGTGAAGTTGGAGAACCAGCACAGAACTTTACAGTCAATTATGCTGGTATTCAACCTAATATTAAAATGTTCAACACCAGCGCTGCTGGTATAGGAGTCGTAAATGTCTTACCTGAAATTGATGGCGTTGTGCGTCGCATCCCTATGGTGGTGTCCAGTGGAGGCCTGCTCTATCCCAGCATCAGTCTTGAAACCCTGCGAGTCGCTGTTGGAGATCCCAGCTTCCAGATCAAATCTTCCGTTTCCGGAATCCAGGCTGTTCGCATCCCCAGCTTCGCAAAAATCAACACCGACAACCTTGGTCGTGTTTGGATTGACTGGAGCTCGACCCCAGTTCAGCACAGTGTTATGGACCTCCCAGGATCGTTCAACGGAGGTATCGTCATCGTTGGGCTTACCGCCCGTGGACTCAATAATCCAGTCGCAACCCCTAGAGGTGGACAGTATCCGCATCATGTACAGGCTGCGGTTCTAGACACACTTACCTCAGGTACAAGTATATCCAGACCTGATTGGGCCGATGGTGCTGAGATATTAGGACTGATATTACTTTCTATTCTATCAATTTTCCTAACCAGGTGGACCTATGGATTTATTCCTGTTATTGCTATTGTCTGTGGCATTTATTTGGGCTCTAGGTATCTGTTCTCAGGATATTCCTTTTTACTGGATGCTAGCTTTCCAATCATTGGGCTTGTGTTGGTTTATGTACACAGCTATACAGTTAAGTTTGTTAGCGAGTTAAATCAGAAGCTACAGATCAAGAAGCAGTTTGGCACCTATCTGAGTCCGGATCTGGTAGAGAAGTTGCAGCGCAATCCAGGCCTGCTCAAACTGGGCGGTGATAGCCGTGAATTATCAATCATGTTTACTGATGTTCGAGGATTTACTACCATAAGCGAACACTATGGCGCTGATGTGCAGGGACTGACTCGCATCATGAATCGCTACATGACAGCCATGACCAAAAGAATCATACAAAACAAAGGCACCCTGGATAAATACATAGGCGATGCCCAGATGGCGTTCTGGAATGCACCTCTGGATGACGAGCGACATGCTATCAATGCTGTCAAAACTGGTTTAGACATGCTGGAGGATCTAGATGCATTTAATGCGGAAATTGCTAAAGAAGGTATTCCTGCTTTTGGTATGGGCCTGGGTATTAATACCGGGGTCGTCGTTGTGGGTAATATGGGCAGTGAGCA